CCATCTTCTGTCATACCAGTCTTTTGTTTTATGCGCTCTAAAAGCGCTTCAGCTCGTTGTACTTTTGTGGCCATAACAATTTTGTACCTACCCAACTCCAAAAATAAATTGCCTCTCCAGTAAAAAAGATAAAACTGTAGAGTGTTGACCTTCAAGTCCCACATACCAATGAAATAAACCATCATATGTAGGAAACATACTCCAATTATTCTCCCGAAGAAGAAGAGATAATTCAGTATCTACATTAACTAATATTGTTTTCACAATATTAGAAAGTTCAGTATAAAAATCTTCACCATGTCCTAAAGACATGATCAACAACGACAAAATTTTTGAAACTTCTCCATCATTTTCCATACGTTTAAGATTGTACAGAAAACTATGCATTAGTTTCGATTTATTATACACGGGAATCCAGTATCCTCTTACTTGAGCAAAAGTAAAGCCCAAAAAGTCCATATCCTCCAGATTCTCTGAGGCTTGGTAAGGATCTAACTCAATACCATACAAACCAAAAGTTTCTCGCACTACACGTTCAACCTCTTGATCTGTATAATCTAAATTATCACCACCAACCACATCATCTCCAAATAAGAAAGCAAAAACTTTCTCATTATTATCAAAAATACTCATGTCACCATGAGTTAACCTAAGATATGAATGCACTAAACAAATAGCCATTCCGAGAATATTATCCATTGTTGTACTGCCTGAGCCACTATTATTGCCCCAGGTCTTATATACAAAATCACCATTAGGAAACACAACATGTGAATTAACATTATGTTCTGTAACCCATGCTTTAAATGGATCATCAGGTAAATATTTGTTTTTTAAATTAAATACTTCCTGCAAGTGGGGAAACATGCGATCCCACTTCTTCCCATCAAATTTGAACTTACGTTTAAATTTGAGGAGTCGTTGTGCCATATCATGCACCCCACCTTCATATGGATTAAAACCATATGCAGACCACCAAAAATTTTTAAAATTTTCAACTTGTCTACCATAGATTCGTTTATGATGAAACAACAAACAAATAGGTTCAATAATGAACGTTCTTTGTTTGAATTCCTCCATATACTCCTCCACAGTTAACCATTCGTCTTCCTTCCCTGAGGCTTTCCAAATTGGAATCTCATTGATGACTTCGGGAAAACAAAAGAATTCAGAAATATAACCATTCATCAAAAGATCATATTTCTTACGAAAACCTGATTTTGTTTCAATAAAACCAGGTGCCTTTGACCAATCTATCGATTTGATTGTTTCTTCTATATTAAAGAAAGAACTTCTTAATATATCAGAAAATTTCTCATCTACAATTTTCAAAGCTCCTAAAAAAATAAGGACAGTCTCGGTATGCATAACACACTTTACCATCCATTTTCCTACAAGAAGTATCCAAATGGATACGAGTTGAGACAGGTTTTGCATATGCACCTGCATAGAGTTTAAGCCAAGCTATCTGATCCTCCGAGAGGTATTGCATATAACTAGCAGTAATATAAGATAAACTAATGTCTTCTCTAAGTGCAGCCATAGGA